AGATATGAAGAAAAAGAAAGGTACTCAACCTAAAAAGTATTATAAAAATTTGTCTAAAGATACAAAGAATAAAAGAGCAGACTATTTTAAAAATAAAGATACTACAAAGAATGATAATAAACCAGCACCTGGCGATAAAGATGCTAAAACTAAACCAAGTATTCATACACAGAAATATAAGAAGATGTTTGGTGAACTTAGAAAAGAATTATCAGATGCTTGTTGGACTGGTTATAAAAAAGTAGGCATGAAAAAGAAAGGTGATAAAATGGTACCAAATTGTGTACCAGAATCCTATGAAATTGGTGCCGACTATGCAAACCATACAAAAGAGATTACTCCAGGTGAAACACCAGATGCAAAACCAGTTGACGCTAAAGATAGAGGTAAACCTAACGAAAAAGATGTAAAAGAATGGGCAACTTCAGATTCCACAATAGATAAATATAAGCAACGATATAAAGAAGAGTGGAAAGCGAAACTAGATGAAGTGGTTTCTAAAATGATGGAGAAGATTTAATGTTAAGTTTTGCAGACTTTAAAGATAAGATGAGCAAATCTGTTCACTACCATGTAGAGAACAACATACCATTTGCTGAAAATATCTATAGAGTCCACAGTGAAGAATTTTATAAACTCTTTAGAGAGGCTAGAAGTTTATATAACGAAGGCCTTTTAACTGAGTTGTCTAGTTGGGATAAGACACTACTAGAAACAGATATTGGTGAATTTGGTGAGTTTGAAGGTGACCAAGTACCTTTAGATTGTCCAATACAAGAAGAAGAAAAAAAGGATCCGCCTTTAAATAAACCTAAAAAAGGTGGTCCTAAAAAGTTTTATGTATTTGTCCGTGATGGTGACAAGATTAAGAAAGTCACTTGGGGAGATACAACAGGTCTTAGAGTTAAATTAAACGACAAAGAGGCCAGAAAAAGTTTCGCTGCTCGTCACAGATGTGACCAGCAAAAAGATAGAACAAAGGCTGCATATTGGGCTTGTAATTTACCAAGATATGCAAAAAGTTTAGGTCTATCAGGTGGAGGTAACTTCTATTGGTAAAACCATATGAAGACCAGTTAGATTTATTTGATGCGAAGTTTGTTAGAACTTTTTATAATGCAGAAAGTGAAGAACTGATTTGGCATAGAGATGCTAAAAACAGGACTATTAAAGTATTAAAGAGTGATGGTTGGAAATTGCAGATGGATAATGAACTACCATTTGAAATGAAGTCTGGCCATTTATTAGAAATAGAAAAAGAAACATATCACCGTTTACATAAAGGAAATGGTGAACTAATTATAGAGATAGAGGAACATGACTAATAGATACAGACAATCAATGACAGAAGCAATGGAAAAGGTGCATTTGTCGGAAAAAGAAATTAGTAAGTTGCGTAACGGGGTCAAAGTATTAGGTAATGCTTTACCAAACAGAGCACTTGCACAAAAAATGGCCGACAAGGCAAATAAGGAAATGGGACATGATGCAGATGTTTACCAATCTCCTTTTAACAACAGATTTTATGTTCGTATTAAAGAAGAAAAATTAAACGAACAAGACCATGAAATTTCTATGGCTCGTGGTGAACTAGAAGCTATCTCAGACAAAGCCTTAAAACTTTCCTCTATGTTACAAGGTAAGTCAGATGATGCACAACTAGAAGCATGGGTACAATCTAAAATTACAAAAGCAAAAGACTACATCAATTCAGTTGCAGATTATATGGAGTACAATCCAGACAATGCAATGGAGGCTAAAGTAGAATGTCCAAAATGTGGTGGTAAAGGTTGTGAACATTGTGACAATAAAGGTTACCACATGACAGAAAGTTTTAATGATGCTCAGATTGCAAAACTTAAAAAAGAATATGAACCTTTAAGAGGTAAAAAGATTTCAATTGACAATGCAAACAAACTAGGTGCAATGTTTACTAAGTTTGATAAAGATAAAAACGCATTAGAAAAATTATATGGTGGTAATATACCTTTTATTTCTACAATGGCAATGACTAGGTTGATGACTAAACACAACTACAAGGCTGCTGACTTAAATAAGATTAGAAAAGAAAGTGTTGAACTAGCAGACGAATTGTTTATATTAGAAGAAGTGCATATGTTAGATGAAGCTGAAGCTACAATCAGTAGATTTAAAGGCGACAAAGAAGCAGAAAACATTATGTCACTTGCAAAACAACAAGGTGTAAAAGCAACAAGAAGTGGTAATCAAATTCATCTAAAAGGCATGTTTAGAAAAGTAATGGATATTTCAATGGCATTACAAAGAAACGGCATGAAAGTTGAAGAGATTATGAATGAAGAAAAACTAGAAGAGTTTACTTCACAACAAATTAAAATGGCCTATGGTGTTGCAAACGATAAAAGATATAAAGCAGGTAACTATTCAGGTGCTGTTGCAGCTATTGAAAAGATTGCAAAAGGTTTATCAAAACATCCAGATGTTATGAAAGTATTAAAAAGAGTTAATGAAGAAAAAGAATACTCAGATGAGGAAATAGGTGAAATGTTTGGCAACAAACAAATTGACCCAGCTACAGCAGCTGCATTGAGAATGTATCTTAAAGGCAGAGCAGGAGGCGCTCCTTTTCCACCAGTTGTTGAAGGCATGATGAGTAAAGTTGACCAGATGCAAAAAGATGGCAAATCATCAGCTGAGATTGCTAAAGCATTAGGTTTAGATGTTAAAACTGTTAAAGGTATCTTAGGTGAAGAAGTTAAAGATAAAGACAGTGCATATGCAATTGGTATGGCACAAGCAAAGAAGATGACAGGTGATGAAAAACCTTTAAAGAAATCTACTATTACAAAAGGCCACGAGATTGCAAAGTCTATTCTTAAAAAAGAAGAGAAAGAACATCCTGGTAAAATGAAGTATGAAGAAATTGCAGGTTTAAAAAAGAAGGCAGAAAAAAGTGGCATGCCTTACGGTATTTTGAAGAAAGTATATGATAGAGGTATGGCAGCCTGGAGAGGTGGCCACAGACCTGGTGCAAGTCAACAACAATGGGCTTTCGCTAGAGTAAATTCATTTGTAACAAAATCCTCAGGTACATGGGGAGGCGCTGATAAAGATTTAGCTGCCAAAGTAAAAGGGAGTAAATAACATGAGTTACTTAAAACAAAAACCTGGTAGCATAGAGGAGATAATTAATAAATTATCATCTAAAGTTTTAGAAAGCGACTACCAAGATAAATTTAAAAAAGAACTAGAAAAATCTGGTAAAGGTATTGGTGCAATGACACCTAAAGAAAAGAAAGCATTTTTTAATAAGATTGATAAGATGCATACTGCTAAGAATGAAAGCTTAGAAGAAACTCATATGGGTCAAACTGCTAAAGCAAATCAATCTCAGAAAGATGCTAAAGGTGAAAAAGAAATAATTAAACCACTTTCTATGAAAGAAACAATACAGAAAATGTGGCAAGAAGCGGCTGAAAAAAAAGATGAAAAAAAGAAAGACGCAACTCCACCTGTAGATAATTCAGACGAAGAGCCTAAAAAGGAAGAACCTAAAAAAGAGGAAGAGTCCGCTGAAAAGGCAAAGGCTGAAACTGAAAAGGCAAAAGACGAAGTACAACTTTTAAAACAAAAGATTGAACAAGAAAAGAATAAACAAGTCCAACAAAGGGTTAATCCAGAAACAGGTGAACCTCTTTTACAAGTAGGTGTGGCATACAAACATCTTAGAGATAAGATGAAAGAAGAAGAAGCCTTAACAAATGCTGAGAGGAAGAAAGAGGAAGAACAAAATAAGAACAAAAAGACTACTGATACTGGTGAAAAACCATCTGAAATCGAAACTAAGCCAGAAATAAAATACGCTAACTAATATAAGTGACTGTTTTACAACGGTTTTAATGCGACAATTTGTCTAAAAAAGCTGTTGCCAAACAGTCCTTGATATGTTATAGTATAGTATAAAATGAGAAATAAAAAAAGGACAAAACACTATGAATAACTTACCACGAATATACTTAGATATGGATGGTGTCCTTTTTGACTTTGTGAAGAACATTGAACAGACAACTGGATTGTCTATTAATCAGTGGACTAACCTTGGCCGAAAAGAACGCTGGGATCCTATCATTGCTAAGAAAGACTTTTGGTCTAAAGGACCTTGGTTGAATGAGGGTAAAACACTTTACAACTTTGTTAAGAAGTATAAACCTCATATTCTAAGTGCATATGTAGAACATGCACATGACCCTAATTGCATTCCAGGCAAAACACAATGGGCTATGCGAAACACTAATATTGACCGAAGTCGAATTAATTTAGTGATGCGAAGTCAAAAGAAAAACTATGCCAAAGTGGCTGGTCAACCTGCCATTCTAATAGATGATTACGAAAAGAACACCAAAGAGTTTACTCAACGAGGTGGTATCGGAATCACATTCAAAAACGCTAATCAAGCAATCGCCGAGTTACGAAAACTCGGTTTCTAATCACTTTCCCTTATAAATAGTGGTACTATATAACAAAATTGAGTACCATTAATTTAACTTAAAGGGAGAGAATAATATGTCAAGTTGGGGAAAAGCTGATGACGCAGGTAGCTCACCGCTATGGGCGTTAATGCAGTTAAACACAGTGCAATCAACAGCAAATCAAACAGATTTGTTTGAAGATGCAACAGCAGATAATTTTATTACAGGCCAAACTATTGGTCTATGGAATTTCAACGACACGCAAGTACCAGATGGTGCTGCTCATGCAGGTTGGAACTTGAAAATTGAAGGTTCTGGCGGAAGAAACGGTAGAACTCAATATCAAACTTTAGTAGCGTTAACAGACGCCGCTTAATTGAATTAGGGAGCTTCGGCTCCCTTTTTCTTTATAAATACTATATGAATAAAGTGATGTGAGAATTTACTCACAGTAGCATTCCCTCAAAAGAGGGTTAACAGGAGATGAAAAATGGCAGATAAGAAAATCACTCAGCTGACCGATTTAGGTACAGCTCTTGCAGGTGTAGACCTGTTTCATGTTGTAGATGACCCTAGTGGTACACCTATCAACAAAAAGGTATCAGCAGAAAATATCTTTAATTATATTCCTACATGGTTAGGTTTAGCACAAACTTCACAAGCAATCGTAGCAGACGGCTCATCAGCAACAGCAATTAATACAACTACTGCTGTAACTGAAATCAATGCTACATCAGCAACACACTCAGGTGCGTTAGCAGATGGTACAGATGGTCAAATTAAAATGATTGTTAATACATCAACATCTGGTACAAATGCAGTAACAATTACTCCAGCAAGTAGAGGTGGTTATTCATCTATTACACTTGACAAAGAAGGTGAAAGTGTAACATTGATGTTTAAGAACTCTAAATGGTATGTAATTGCTGAAGGTAATGGCGCTACAGTTAACGCTTAATATATAATTAAAGGAGAATATTATGTCTATATCAAAAGAACATTTGATTGAAGAAAGAAATAAGTTACAAGGTGAATTCGATACTGTGAGAAAAGAAATGTCACAGTTAGAACACCAGTTAGGCCAGATGAGAAGTAATTTAAATGCTCTCAATGGTGCAATTCAACAGACTAACAAATTGTTAGGAATGTTTGAGGAGAAAAAGGATGAAGAAGTTTAAATCGTTTGTAAAAGAAACAGATTTAGCGGACTTTGAAGAGGATTTATTACATGAAACTCCGCCTGATACTGCTGACGCAATGAAGCGTTATAAATCAGGTAAGGCGGGTTTTACGGATAAGGCTCATTTGAAAGCTAAGGGATTGATACCTCGTAGCGATGGTAAAAAAAGAGTATCAGACAAATATAAGTAAGAGGAAAGAAATGAAAACTTTTAAACAACATATTAAAGAAGCTATATCGCCTCTAGGTGTTGGAACGAACAACCATGACGGCTCACATGTCGGTGATGGTTCAGTAAGTCTTGCTAACATCCATGATGCAGATGTACTTAAAAAAGTAAATGCTTATGTTGGTTCTGTTGCAGATAAGGAATATTTAAATCCTCAGGCTGCAGTTGAACAACTAAGAAATAACTTGAATAAAATCGGTTTAACCGTATCGCAAGTTGACATTGAAGGCAACAACGGTACAGTAAACGCTGAAGTAACACAATTCGGCGGTAGATTTGGTAAAGACATTGATGGTGCCGATATTAATGATGATGGAGTTTCTCACAGAAAAGAAGGTGGTTTAAAACTACAAGTGAGATATGAAACATTACAAAACGGTTCATCAAAAGTTTACGCCAAGTTAGTTTAATAACTAGGAGCGTGAATGTTTAAAGAAATTACCAAAGATAATTGGTTACTCTTTGCACAACAACATTATGATAATCCAACACTTGAGCAAGAGGTTGAATTTTATGATGATATTAAGAGATTTAAATATCTTAAAAGGTTGTTCCGTAAATACGAAATAACTGGTGATATAAAAGTAAGACTAGTAGTTAATCACATTATAGTTTTACAAAATGTCTTTGGTGCTGAGGTTTCTATAACTTTGTTATTGTTTAAGATTGATAAGAAGTATTGGAAAATATTAAAACCAATTTTAGATTACCTTAGTTATCTTTATCCACACGAACTAAATGATGTTCAAAACGACCAGAAAATTGTTAGAGAGTTACAGAAGCTATGAGTAGAACAATTGACGCATTAATAACATATAGAGTTATCAAACTTTTAGTTACTCCGTTTGAAAGAACTGAGGCCTTTAAGCGTGGTATCATTGATAAAGACGGCAATGTTTTAGTCAAGTTTAAAGATGTTAAACAAACTACGGACAAGAAACACTATACATTGTTACATAGATTTGTTTGGAACATCAAACGACTTATGAAAAAAGTCGGTTTAGGTAGTAGATTAGGTACATTTGGTGCCGCTTTGGCGTTGTTAATTAAAGAAGATTCCTCTTACGCACAACACAAAGATGTAATTGAAAGTGCCGTAATTACATACCTAAAAGAAGAAAACTTATATGATGAAATATTAAACGAAAGTAGAGAAATACCAGAGATTGACGACACACCATACATGACTTGTTTTGGTGTGGACATTTATGAAAAAAATGGACAACTGGTATCGGAGTACGATTATGCCAAAACACTATAAAGAAATGATGGACGAAATCATTAACAAGATGGATGAAGATGCACCAGTAAACTCAGTTGCAGGTGGTGGTGTTGATATGAATCCAACAGGTAAGAAAAAGAAAAAAGATGATGCCGAAGATGTGTTAAGAAGAATGATTATGAAAAAACTAGGCAATCAAGTAAGAGAAGAGAATGATAACAACAATGTTACTCTTAGAGGTGTACTTGATAATCTAAACAGAATAGAAAAAATTTCTGACAAATACCTTGGTGTTGATGAAGAAGTTAAAATCGAAGAAGAAAAAGAAGAGTACAAAACTTTTAGAGATAAGTACAATGGCTAAGAGTTTCAAAGAGTACCTTGGAACTAGTGGTCTAAGAATTGGTAACATTGATAGTGTTAGACCAACTGTTTCTTTAGGTAAAACTGATAGACCGCCAAAGAATAATGGTAGAACTGCTGACGCAAGAGCAGTAGGGTTAAATGCCAATTATTCATCTCAAGCACCAGGCACAATGAGGCCTTTCTTAACAGCAGACGCTAAAAAGTTACAACAGAAAAATTGGGCAAGTAAAGGTTTTGGTCCTAAAAAAGAAAATAAAGAATACGATTTAAAAGATAAAGCTTTATATTACAAACTTGTAAGACAAGCATTATCAGTTATGCCTGGCTCTCAAAAACAAAAACAAATTAAAAAAGAAATTGAAAGAGTACAAAAAAGATTAGGTATTAAAGAAGACGCAAATAGAATACCAAGAAAACCTGGTCAAAAGGCCGGCTCAGATAAACATTCAGATTTATATACAGACGAAAATCCTAGAGGTACTATTCATGGTTTAGGTTTTACAGATGGTGCAAGAGCAAGAGAGTCCGTAAAAAAGATTGAGAACTCTGGTAAAACACATGCACACAAAATTCAGGCCGCTATTGCAATGGGACAAAGAGCTAAAGTGGCAAGTGAAAGAGCAAAAGACCCTAAGAAGAAAAAAGATTTAGGTGATGCTCATAAAGTATATCAAGCATATATAGATAAGAATAAAAAGAAGGACTAAAAATGGAACTAGTAGTAACTTTAGCAATGAAATTCTGGCAATGGACAGTATTAATTGCTTTAATCGTAATTGGTTTTATTATTAATTTATTTGGTGTTGACAATAAAAAAGAGAGAATTGGTTTTTCATACAAACAAATGCCTAGTATGAAACCTGTTAAGATACCTACAGCCGGCAAAGGTTTTTGGGGTGCAATCTTAATGTGGTTAATGGGTGTTCGTAAATGGGAAATTGCAGAAAACTTCCACTATAAATTAAATGGTGTTGACTATACAATACCAAAAGGGTTTGAATTTGATGGTGCAAGTGTGCCTAAATTCTTAGCAACATTTTTATCACCGACAGGTGTATTATTAATGGGTGGTTTAGTACACGATTATGCATATAAGTATGCAGCTTTAAAACCTAAAAATAGTAATGACCCTTTATTATTGTTAAACCAAAAAGAAGCAGATAAACTCTTTAGAGATATTTGTATTGAACAAAATGGATTTCACTTCTTAAATTACCTTGCATATTGGGGTTTAAGAATTGGTGGCTT